GTTGCAACGTCAGTTGCCTTTGCAGTTCACAAGCAATTAGAGAATGAAGGCTTTGACACTGACTCAGATGAGTATTATAGTGAGATTGATAAAAGAGTGCGACAAGAGTTGCCCAACAAGTTTAACGTGGAAGCGAAGAAAAACGTCCAAACAGTCGCTTCAGCCACACGCAACACATCGACAGGACGCAAACAGAATCGTATTCAATTGACGCCAAGTGAGCAGGCATTAGCCAAAAAACTTGGAGTGTCATTTAAAGATTACGCAATACAAAAAGCGAGGCTACAAAAATCATGAGCAAGAAAGAGATAAAAGTAACGAGAGCAAATAGTAACGATGACAGAGTCCCTAGAGACTCAGAAGCCAGAAGCAAATCTGAAAGGCCAAAAGCCTGGAAGATGCCTTCAGCTCTTGAGCTTCCAGAAGAAGCTGTTGAAATTGCAAAATCTCAAGGGATTGTTTATCGATGGGTAAGAGAATCTATAGCTGGACAAGATGACAAAACGAATGTCTCAAAAAGATTTCGTGAAGGATTCGAGCCAGTTAGACCAGAGGAACTACCTGGATTTCATGATTTGCCTATAGTCGATGATGGTCGACACGCTGGAATTATTGGTGTTGGTGGGCTAATACTGTGCAAGATACCGAAAGAAATCGCAGATCAGCGTAATGAATATTTCGCTAGCCAAACAAACAACCAAATGACAGCTGTAGAAAACGACCTGATGCGTGAAGAAAATCCCGCGATGCCAATCTCAAGAGAGTTGAAATCAAGGGTAACATTTGGCGGAGGAAGCAAAGGATAACTTTGTTTGCTCTTTAACAATTTTAATTTAGGAAATAACTATGGCAAACCAAGATGCTGCTTTCGGCTTAAAGCCTTCAAGCAAATTGGGTAGTAATGTAAACTCCGAAGGGACTACAGAATACTCAATTGCTTCAGGTGCAAGCGGAAACATATTTTCAGGCGATCCAGTTAAGATGGCTAACACAGGTACTATTTTAGTAGCTGCTGCTGGTGATCAATTACTGGGAGTCTTTAGGGGATGCAGATATACCAATGCAAGCGGTGAGGTGATTTATTCAGCTTACTGGCCAGATGGTACTGTCTCATCAGACGCGGTGGCTTTCGTAGTTGACGATCCTAACGCATTATTTGAAGTGCAAAGTGCTGCAACTGGTTCAGTTGTACAAACTGTTGTTGGTAATAACGCTGACATCGTTTATGCTTCTGGCTCAACATCAGATGGACAATCTGGCGTTGAAATCAGTGGAACCACTGCTGCAACTTCAGCTCAACTAAGAATAGTTGGGTTTTCAGGCGATCCTGAGAATAATACTTTAGGTACTGGTTCTCAATCAGCAAACGTCAACATGATAGTCAAAATTAACGAGCACTTCTATGCTCAAACAACTGGAGTTTAATAATGGCTATTAATCGTTCACAATTAGCTAAAGAGCTAGAACCCGGTCTAAACGCCTTGTTTGGGATGGAGTATGATCGTTATGAAAACGAACATGCGGAAATCTACGACACTGAGTCATCAGATAGAGCATTTGAAGAAGAAACCTTAATCGTAGGTTTCGGTAACGCACAAGTAAAAGCTGAAGGAAACGGAGTCGCATTCGACAACGCTTCAGAAGGCTATACTGCAAGGTACTCTCACGAGACTGTGGCGTTAGCATTTGCACTAACTGAAGAAGCTATCGAAGATAACCTCTATGACAGATTAGGCGCTAGATACACTAAGGCTCTAGCAAGATCTATGGCACATACTAAGCAAGTTAAAGCTGCTTCTGTGTTGAATAATGCTTTCTCATCCAGCTATACAGGCGGCGATGGAGTTTCACTTGTAAACTCTTCTCACCCATTAGTTGGCGGTGGAACATTTGCAAACAGACCAAGCACTTACACTGACTTGAATGAAACTTCATTAGAAGATGCAATCATTTCTATCTCAACTTTTGTTGATGACAGAAACATGATTCTTGCTTTACAAGGAAGAAAATTAATCGTTCCACCACAACTTCAGTTCGTGGCTGATAGATTAATCAACACTCCTGGTAGAGTTGGTACATCTGACAATGACATCAATGCTATTAAGAACATGGGAATGGTCCCAGATGGTTACGCTGTTAACCATTTCTTAACAGACAACGATGCTTGGTATCTGTTAACAGACTGCCCTGATGGATTTAAACATTTCGAGAGATCTCCTCTTTCAACTTCTATGGAAGGTGACTTTGATACTGGCAACGTCAGATTCAAAGCTAGAGAAAGATATTCTTTCGGTTGGTCAAACCCAAGAGCTGTCTTTGCATCACAAGGTGCATAAACCCAATTTTATTGGTAAAGGGAGCTTCGGCTCCCTTTTTTTTTGTTTAATAAAAAAGTTTGTTTATTTTTAGTTAATGAGTGTATAATTCAAGAAAAGCCCGTGAGGTTTTATGAATACAGGATTACATGAATCTATAAGCTTGGCTAACTCTCCATGCAACGGAGTATGCTCAACTTCCATGGCTCCCTTTGATGATATATGTCAAGGCTGTGGTAGAAACGTTGAGCAAATAAGGGATTGGGAAACCTTCCCGGATTTTGAAAAAAAAATAATCAATGTTACAAACTGGCTTAAAGGATATGACATTCGTCAAAAAAACGATAAAATAAATGTTATGTCCGCAGATTCAAAACAAAAAATTAAAGATATTCAAGGTAGATTAATTACCATTCAATCTCTTATAGAGATGGTTGGTAAAGATATGTTGGATGAGTTTGGCCAGGATCCAGCAATAAAAGAATCATATCAAGCTTTGTTTAGCTCTAGAGAATCTATTTTAAAATCTAAAGAAAACTTCCCTCAAGACACCTAAAGTAGTATAGTTATCTAAACCGGGATAACTTGTTATACCAACTGGCTCGGCAGACTAACTCCAAAGATGGTATAACTTTATATGGAGGCTATTATGGCAACATCAACATTTCAAGGGATCGTAAGATCTTATGGTGGTCAATCAAAAGAATCAGGAACAACTCCTTCAGTTGTTACTCTTTCAGAAGTTATTTCTTTTGACCCAACTTCAACTGGCGGAGCTAATGTAAAGATTGGAACATCTTCATCTACAGGAAACGATTTTGTTTTACCTGTTGGAGCAATTCCTGTTTCATTCCTTACTATTGGTGGAGCAGCTGGCGGTACTAACCCAACTGCTGATATTGGATCTTCCGCTGATCCAGATGGATTTTTCAACGAAGTAGACGTTGACACTAAAGGTACTTTAAAAGGATCTGACGGTGCTTTAACTGTAGCTGGTGGTATTACTGTCAATACAACAGTTCAAGCTAAAGTTGGAGCATCAGCTGCAACAAGTGGAACATGTACTGGAGTATTTACTTACGCTATTGTTGACAACGGATCTAGTTCTTAATTAGGAGCTAACTATGTCAAGTAGAATTGTAGGCTCAGATGTAAAAACAGCTACGACTGACTCCGCTGCTACAGGCGGAGTTGTCTTGCAAGGTGGTCGATCAAGATTAAGAGGTTACATTATTGCAGGAGGAACTTCTGACGGTACTGTAACTTTTAGAGACGGATCTGTAACTGGTTCTACTCTTTTAATTGCTCCTTGCAACGCTAATGATACTGAAACTTTAAACATCCCGGATTCTGGTGTTTTGTTTGAAGATGGTATTCACGTTGTATTAAGTAATATAGATAGAGTAACTGTTTTTCATTCTTAGTCATGGCACACGAAGTATCATCAATTTCAAGGGTTGGTACTTCCGAGCCTTTTGAACTACAGGTTGCTAGAGATCAAATAAGCTTTCACGAAAGCGTACACAAGTTTGGCTTTAATTCTTCTGTAGACACCAATTTAGCAACCGTATGGGATCAAGGTGGTTTATATTCATATTTAAGTTCAGCTTCAGTTCTTTATATATCTAGCTCTTCTACTGATGATACAGCAGCAGGTACTGGTGCAAGAACTGTAACCGTTAGTGGGCTAGACAATAATTTTGATGAAAAAGTAGAAACCGTAAGTTTAAATGGTCAAGCAGGTGTTGAATTAAATGGTAGCACTTGGTTTAGAGTTAATAGAATTGTGGTAAATACTGCTGGTAGTGGCGGTGGTAATGCTGGTGTTTTATATGTAGGAACAGAAGCAACACCTTCAGGTGGAGTGCCTACTAACAAATACGCTACAGTAGGTATAGGCGATAATCAAACCTTAATGATGACCTATACTATACCTAGAGGATATACTGGCTATGTTACTCAAAAAGATGTATCAGCATCCTCCTCAGCAGGTAAGTTTGCAATTTTAAGTTTAGTAGCTAGACCCTATGGCGGTGTTTTTAATGTAAATGACAGGGTTTTATCAAGTTCAGGATATAGTACGATTGAGTATCCTTACCCTTTAAAATTTACTGAAAAAACAGATATAGAAATTAGAGCAAAAGCAGACTCAGCAGGAGGAACGGTTACCGTTTCTGCTGCTTTGGATTTAATATTAATACAAAATAGACCTTATCCTGAATAATGGCAGAGCGAAAAAAAGCAAAGCCAATACCAAAAACAACAAAAGGCAAAGGCGCTAACTATAGACCTACCAAGTCTGGGGCTGGTATGACTGCTAAAGGCGTGGCTGCTTACAGAAGAAAAAATCCCGGATCTAAACTTAAAACAGCTGTAACAGGAAGCGTTAAGAAAGGAAGCAAGGCGGCCAAAAGACGCAAATCTTATTGCGCTAGATCTGCTGGTCAGCTTAAACGTAGTTCAGCTAAAACAAGAAATGATCCTAACTCAAGAATACGTCAAGCAAGACGTAGGTGGAAATGTTAAATGGCTAAAGCAAAAAGCGGTGGAAAAATATGTCCAAAAGGAAAGGCCTGGGCTAAAAGAACTTTTGATACATACCCTAGCGCATATGCAAACATGGCCGCATCTAAATATTGCAAAGATCCAAACTATGCTAAAGGTTCTAAAAAGAAAATGAAAAACGGTGGACTTGTTAGCATTAAAGGACAAGGCATTGTAATGAAAGAAAGACTTAGATAATGGGCCAGTTAGCAGAATGGCGTAAACAAAAATGGGTTCGCATAGGAACTGATGGTTCTATTTTAGGAGAATGTGGAACGAGTCCAGATAAAAAAAATCCAGATCGATGTTTACCTCTTTCAAAAGCTAAAAGTCTATCAAAAGAAGAAAGATCGTCTACAGCAAAAAAGAAAAAGTCTGAAGGAGGAACAGGGAAGACTGTTGTAGCAAATACTTCAAAAGCAAAAGTCAGATTAAAAAATGGTGGCGAGGTAAGGAGAATTGCTAGAGGTTGTGGTAAAGTAATGAGCAACAGAAGAAAAAGAACCAAATATTCATAATGGCATTATCAGGAACAACAGACTTTGAACCAAACGTAGCTGAGTTCGTAGAGGAAGCATTTGAAAGATGCGGCCTAGAACTTAGAACTGGATATGATTTAAAAACCGCAAGACGGTCTATTAATCTTATGCTTGCTGAGTGGGCCAACCGCGGTCTTAATCAGTGGACAATAGAACAAGCAACACAAACAGTTACTGAAGGTCAAAATGATTACACATTAAATTCTAATGTTATT